TACGTGACTTCTTGAAGATAATGGAGGACACGGGCAACTTCAAGATGGCAAACTGGAATAGAAGCACCCTAACCTATGCATTCAATAGTGGTAGCTTTATCGAGTTCTTTAGCGTGGACCAGAGCGACAAACTACGGGGCGCAAGGCGTGACGTTCTATTTGTGAACGAAGCCAACAACATAAGCTGGGAAGCATACCACCAACTAAGCATAAGAACAAGGCGGTTCATCTATATTGACTACAACCCGACTATGCTATTTTGGGCGAATACCGAACTGATAGGCAAGCCCGATACCGACTTTATTGTGCTAACCTACCGGGACAACGAAGCCCTAGAGCCTGCCATCGTTAAGGAAATAGAAGCGGCCCGAACTAAAGGCGAAACGTCTAGCTATTGGGCGAACTGGTGGCGTGTGTATGGGCTTGGTGAGGTTGGCAGTTTGCAGGGCGTGGTGTTCAAAGAATGGCAGCAAGTGGACAAGATGCCTACTACCTACAAATGGAAAGCATACGGCCTAGACTGGGGCTTCACAAACGACCCGACTAGCTTTGTTGAGGTGTGCGAAAGTGAGGGCAAACTTTGGATAAACGAATTGCTTTATGAAACAAACCTGACCAACAGCGACATAGCCCAACGCCTTAACGCTTACAAGGGAGGTGAAATTATAGCAGACAGCGCAGAGCCTAAAAGCATTGAGGACTTAAAGCGTTTTGGCTTTCGGATAAGAGGGTGCAAGAAGGGCGCAGATAGCATACGCATAGGACTTGACAAAATGCAACAGCAGCCGCTTATGGTAACAAGTAGCAGCCTTAATTTAATCAAAGAACTTCGTGGTTACATTTGGCAAGTGGATAAGACAGGCGCGCAGACAAACGACCCGATAGGATTAGACCATGCCATAGATGCGAGCCGTTACTGCATTATGGAGAAACTAAGCGCACGCAGCGGCACATACGCAATAAGATGAAGATAGGTTACATAGTACATTTTGAAGATGTTGGAGGGGTCGAGTATCACCGCCTTTACAAACCGCTTAGCCTTATCGGTTTTGAGGTCGTTCGATGCGTTGGAGTGGACAAGGGCATTCTAGAGATGGAGTTTGACGTGGTAATTTTTAACCGGGTATTACCTTGCCTAAAGCAGTCGGAATTGATTAACGACCTGCGCAAAGCTGGCACGTATGTTATATGCGACATAGACGATAGTTGGGTGCTAGATGGCGGCCACTACCTAGCCAAACATTGGAAGGTGAACAATATCAAGTCCCGTATTATTGGCGCAATTATGGCAAGTGATGAAGTATGGGTAACGCATCAACACCTAGCTAACCTAGTCACACCGCTAAACAGTAACGTGTATGTGATACCCAATGCAATAGATCCCGATGAACAGCAATGGAAACCAACATACAACGGCAACGGGCGCATTGGATGGACTGGCAGCATTACCCATGTGAACGATTTACTTTTAACGGCAGGCAGTTGGAACGGAATAGAACCCGTAATATGCGGCTACGTGGAGGGCGAACCCGAATGGACAAGGTTATCCGATAATTTACCAGCTACCTACGTCAAAGGGCTAGACGTTTGGAACTATGCCATGCTTTACGACCAGTTCGATATTGCTATTGCACCGCTCACAGATGCAAAGTTCAACACCTACAAATCCAACCTAAAGATTCTCGAAGCTGGGTTTAAAGGCAAGCCGATATTTGTACAAGATATGCACCCATACACCGACAAAGCAAAGGGAATATACCACGTCTCAAATTGGTTCGAGGGCATAAGAACAGCAAGCAGAATGAGTGATGCGCAAATAGAAGATGAGGGCATGGAACTGATGTCCTACGTGTGCGATAAATACGACCTTAACAAGATTAACGACTTACGAAAAGAACGCCTATTATGAAACTCAAACTACCTACATCGTGGGATGCGGTGACTTTAGCTGAATGGCAAGCAATCCGAAAGATACTAAGCGAAGATGAAGACCCTTATCTAACGGAGTGCGCCATCATTAGCACGCTATCGGGTGCAGATATGGATGTGATAATGTCGATTAGTAGGCACGAACACGGGCATATTATGTGCCACACGCTCAAGTTCCTAAACACCGTACCTAATGGCAAGCTAAAGACCCGTGTTAAAGTGGGTGGCAAGTGGTATAGAATTGAATCACAAGCTAAGGATATAACAGGGGGGCAATATATCGACATGAACCACTTCATTAAGGATGTGGACAAAATAGATTTTAACCTGCACAACGTGATTGCTTGCCTTGCTACTCCGTTAAAGTGGGGATTTATCAAGCAGCCATACAACGGCAAAGAACATGAGAACGTAGCGAAGGCAATGCTAGGGCTACCAATTACCACAGTCAAACCATTAGCGGATTTTTTTTTGGAGAATTACGTGGACTTAATGAAAAATATCGCGGATTATTTGATGCGAACCGGGACGGAGATGAAAACAAAGGCATTGGCGCAGCTAGCCAATTCCTCGAAATCTACGGATGGCTTTACTCAATTCACCTCCTCACGAATGGCAGGCGCGAGCAGTGGGACTTCTACTTGAACATGAACGTGGTTGAGCTATTTAATACCATGACGTTCTTTAAGCACGTAGGTATTTACGAACGGCAACAAGCACAAAGGCATGGCAAATAAGTACACCAATACAGCGGCCGAGTTAGAAGTGATTGGCGGTCTAATCGTTCAAAGGTTAGCCGACAACCTAGACGCAAATAACACCAACGCAAGCGGAAGCCTAAAGGGTAGTATAACGCTGCACATAAAGCCTAACGGTTTGGGTATGTTCATAGATGCGTTGGACTATTGGGATGATGTAGATGAGGGGACACGTCCACACACACCGCCACGTTCTGCAATATTGAAGTGGCTAAGCTATCCAAACGTGCGCGATAAGATACGATTTGGGGCAAGTGATAGCGCATTTGGCGAAAGGGAAGCAAATAGCCTTGCATACTTAATTCAGCGCAAAATAAAGCGCGAAGGAACGAAAGGCACTAAATTCTTCACGAACGTATACAACAGCGGCATATTTGATGACATGGAGCAAATACTAGCTAATACAATGGAACAGGACATTCTAGCTATTCTAAACAATCAAATAGACGCAATAAACAGTAGGTAAAATTTGCCTATTTACAGCTATGCTGATATTTGACCAAGAACCAAGCGAATACACGCCTGCCTACAATCAAAGCCCGTGGGTAGTTCGCGAAAGTGATACAAGTGGAACGCTAAACGACTGGCGTATGCAGGTCGAAGTGTTTAACGGAAACACGCCTGTATCTACTTTAGCGGCTACATTCATACTGCGATTCAGAGCAAACTCCAATAGGCGAATCGTATTCGACCCATCCAGAGTTATGCAGGGCTTTATGTCCTATGACCACACCAAACAAACGCCTACCTATGCACCGTGGGGATTGTGTGAAAATAGTATCCAATGGTATTCCATCACGTGGAAGTCGCAAAAGTATGAAGCTGGTAAATGGGTAACGAAAAGCCAATTTAACAAAGGGCGCAAATGCTTATTTAATGGCGTGCTACCAACTATTGACTTTATTAGCTATAGTCAAAGTGATTATGTGTGCGTGCAAGGCTCAGCCCCTAAAGCGTTAACTAGCTACAATCCAACTATTAGGGACATTGGTAGCGCAGAAAGTCAATGGGTTCACTTCCTAGCAAAGGACGAGCAAGCACCGATAAGCCTGCAGCTTACGAAATACCCATTGCCTAATTTGCAAGGCACACCGCTAACCTTAGACCCGTTACAAGTTAACCCGTTTGGGCTATCATTTACAGCCTTTCCTGCAGTAGCTGGTAACGAGTTCACACGCCATCGCGTACGTGCTGGAATTGGTACAAGGGACTTTAGCTTAATGGCAAGCCCACCATCTTTTATAGGGGTGCAATCGTACAAAGTAGACTTCTTATCTACTGGGTCGGCTACTCCGTTAACCTTTGCATTCAACATTAGCGACTGCTCGAAGTATACGCCTTTTCGCTTGCATTGGCTTAACGCTTATGGCGGCTTCGATGCTTTCACATTCAAACTTAAAAGCCAAAGGGAGGACGGTATTAAGCGCGAAACATTTGTACAGCAGCAGAATAAGCTAAGCACATTAGGCGCATACGGTTACACATACGATTCAAGAGGGCGTACAGAATACTATACCCGATTGGACACTACAGCAACGCTAAATAGTGACAACCTAACCGATACCGAATGGATGTGGTTGCGCGGTTTGGTTATTTCGCCTGTTGTGTTTATGGAGCGTGGTGCAGAATTTATATCCGTAATTGTAGACGCTAAGAAATGGCAGTTGAAGCGCGGGGTTCAAGATGGCGTTTTTCAATTAGAGTTGGACTTGATTTCTTCATTAGCTGATTACACGCAAGCGCAATGATAGGCACAGAGGTATTAGTAGAAGGGTACTTGCTAGACGTAGTATCGGGTGCAGACTTTTCGTTCAACTATGCGGTTAGTGATGTACGGGAACCCGACAAAAGACAAACCGAGTTCACCAAAACAATAAGGTGTGCAGGTACGGCAAACAATAACACGCTATTTGGCAACCTATTTGAAGCTGACATAGCTAACCTATACGATGCAAGCCTTCCAAACATAGGGGCGAATTTTAACCCCAACAAAAAAGCAAGCGTTCAAGTATTGCACAACAGTTTGCCGCAGCTAGATGGGTCGATGCAACTGCGCAAGATTAGCATTACTGAAGGGCTAATTGAATACGAGGTTGTATTCATAGGCAAGCTAATTGATATATTCGGAGTATGGGGAGACCAACAATTAAACGGCCGAGATGATGAAGGCAATCGTATAATTGACATTAGCGACTTAAACCACACGCTAACGGAAAGCAACCAATCGGCTACATGGTTTGCACCAGTTGGAGTTGGTTATGTATATCCGTTAATTGACTACGGAAGAGATACCGACTTAATAAATTACTACGGGCAACGGACTTATCCAGCTATTAACTTACGTCCTGCTCTGTATGTTCAAGAATTGTGGAATAGAATCTTTGCTTATGCTGATGCAACCTATGAGGGGGCATTCTTTACGGATGGCGTGTTTGAGCGTTTGTGTTTGCCGTGGGTTGCTGGCTTTGAAATGAGCGAAGAAGATATTTACTCTCGAAGTATTTACGCTCGGCTATTTGCCACTTCGCCTATTATTTGGACAACTAATTATGCAGCAAGTCCACCACCTAACGTTTATTTTCCTGGTATTACTTATCCTCCAAATTTCTTCCTATCATTCTCTATTATAACCTGTGATGAAGAAGTTTCCGACCCATCAAACCAATACAACACAAGCAATGGCACAACCGTAGTAAATGAAACTGGCACATATGTGCTTAGTGGATATTATAAAGTAAAGGCAACTCGAATAGCTCAAATAGGCCCACTTGAAGACAACTACGTAAGTTGGGCTACTGTTTGCGTAAATGGCAATCACATTGACAATATGAATATGGCGGTTATGGATTTGCCGCTTACCATATTGCAAGGTGGGCCTCAAAGCGGTGAGTCGTTTAACAGCTACACAAGTAGCGAATTGGTTCTAAACGCAGGAGATTCTGTACAAATTTTTATATGGATTATTGGATATAATGGAATTTTAGATGAATTTGAATTTAATATAATAGATGGCGATTACCACATGGATACTGTGGTAACTGATTTAGCTTATGGCAACACGGTATACATGAATTTCGGGATGCCCGAAACGACCATCAAAGACTTCTTTTTGAGCATTCTAAAAATGTTCAATCTGTACATGACACCGAGCAAAACAGTTGATAGGCATTACATATTCCAAACAAGGAACGACTACTATGCAAGCGGTGTGCTACGTGATTGGACGTATAAGCTGGCACGCGATAAGCAGCTAAGCGTTACACCTATGGGTTTGCTTTCGGGTCGTGAGTACGTCTATACATATTCAGAGGATGGCGACTATTACAACGAGCGTTTCCAAAGCAACTACGGCAAGGCATACGGGCATAGGACACTAAACATTGACAACGACTTTGTTCCCGAAAAAAAGGAAACAAGCGTTGTGTTTAGTGGTACTCCGCTAGTGAACGATGGCATTAGTAGCCGAATCATTCCAAAGATATACGATGCCGATATAAGCGAAGGGGCGAAGCAAACGGATGCAAACATTCGCATACTTTACTATGGAGGTATGTTGGATAGTAGCCCTAGTTGGGCGCATCAAACAGTTCCTGGAACAGTAATTTATTACGACCAATATCCGTACGCTGGGCATTGGGACAATCCAATAACCCCAACTCTAGATATAAATTGGGGGCTATCACAGGAGTATTACTATCAAGGCAACGGGGCAACTGGTCCAGTTCAAGTAACCAACAATAACCTATTTAAAAAGTACCACGAAGCGCAGTTTTTGGAGTTGGCAAGCAAGGATAGCAAGCTAATCACAGCGATGTTCTACTTGACTGAATTGGATATTCAGCAGTTGGACTTTCGCGACACCATACTAATTGACCAAACCTACTACCGATTAAACAAGGTAATTGATTACAACCCTTTCAAAACAGGGCTAACTAAGGTCGAACTATTCAAAGCTGGCGACATTGTAATAGATGAAAAGAAAAGCGCAGCAATGGGTAGTGGAAAGTCTTTAGGTAGTGGTAGGCTACTAGAACTTGCGCCACTTAACCCATCAAAAAGGCTACTTAACGGCAACCAATTTGAGCCGTTTCAAGGTAAGGTAGTCGGTCGCGAAAACGTGGTAAGTCCAAACGCGGTAGGGTTCTTTGTGCAAGGTGATAATAACAGGGTAGGTGCAAGTAAGAACGTCACTCTAATCGGGTCAAATAACGTGGTAGCAGATGGCGTGGAGAACGTTACTGCTATCGGAGTGAGCAACCTTAACATAACCCAAAGCAATACTACAATCAATGGAGATGGTGGGGTGCAAGTGACAACGCTCGAATTGACAAGCGCACAAATACTGGCACTAAATACAACGCCTGTAGCTTTTAACATTACTGTTCCAACTGGATACTATGCTTGTCCTCTTTTCTGTCAATTTAGCGGTGATTTTAACACAGTATCATACGCAACTGCTACCACAATAACGGTATACACTCAAGGTTCAGCAAGCCTTTTGTTTAGCGGTAATTTATTAGCCTTTGGAGTAGATACGTTTGTGGACATACCTAAAGTTTTTGCATCCGTTAACAACGCTCAATTCTTAAACGGAAACATATTGGTGTCTGTTTCGGGGGCATCAAACCCAACAGCAGGCAACAGCACCGTTAAATTATACCTCACTTACATACTCGTTCAAATCTAAGCTATGGCAACAGGCAAAAAGATACTTATTGATATTGAATTAGTTCCAAGTAAGGAGCAATTTGACAAGCTGACAAAAGATTTAGATAACATCAAAAAGCGTTTAGATGAAACTAAAAAAGCATCTGATACAACGTCTCAGTCAATGTCTAACGGATTTAAGGCAGGCTCGGATGCAGCGGCTTTAATACCGGGACCTATTGGACAAGCGGCTACGGCAGTAGGTGGGTTAAAAAGTTCATTTGATGCAGTAAGGGCTTCACTTGTTGGCGTTCGCATTGCATTGGTTGCTACGGGAATAGGTGCGTTTGTGGTAATTGTTGGAACGTTGGTAGCTTATTTTGCCAATACCGAAAAGGGAGCGCAGTCTTTACGTGTGGCAATGGCTGGCTTAGGGGCGATTGTTAGCAACCTTGTAGACGCATGGCTTGGATTGGCTAAAGCAACCATTGCATTTTGGACTTTGGATTTCAAAGGTGGGGCTGAAAATTTAAAGCAGGCTTTAAATTCAGCCACAACTGGATTGGTCAACAATACAGCAGCAGCAATTAAAAATGCCAAAGCCTTAAACGATGTTGAAGTAGCCGAAGGTGATTTGACCGTAGCCCGCTCAAAGGCAAACATGGAAATCACAAGGGCGAGATTAATTGCGGACGATTTAAAAAAGTCTACTGAAGAAAGGATTGAAGCGGTTAAACGTGCTGCTCAAATTGAACGCGAAGTTGCAGCGGAGGAATTAAGGATAGCGCAAATAAAAGCCAAAGCACTAAAGGAAGGAGTAGATAATAAGGTAGATGCTGATGAAGAAGAAAGGGACATTGCAGACCAAGCAGCTGCACGTGTTTATGATTTACAAAGCGAAACGCTTAGGAGAGAAAAACGGTTAGGTTCTGAAATTCAAAGCCTAAGGAACGAGCAAGCCACAAAAGATAAAGAAGCAGATGCTGCAAGGTTAGCGGCAATAAAAGAAAAAAACGATGCGGAAATAGAACTAGCCAAAAAACTAGCAGAAGAAAAAAAGGCAGCCGAAGAAGCCGCAATAAAAGCAGCTGAAAAAAGAATAGAAAACCAAGATAAAATTGATGAATACATTTCGGAACGTAAGGCGGTTACAGCTGAAGAAGAACTACAATTAGACATTGACAGGGCGAAAAATGCTGAGAAGAAAAAATACGAAGCGGTTGTAGCGGCTATTACTGAAAATCAAGCCAATGAACAACTTCGCAAACAGGAATTAGACGCAGCCAAACTGCTTTATGAGCAGGAGCAAATGGTTATTGCGAACGACTTAACCGCTGCATTTAACGAAAAGAAACTAAGCGATGCCGAGAAATTAGAAGCCGACCTGCTTAAAGTTCAACAGGATGCCAACGCCAAAAAGGTAGAAGAAGAAAAGAAAGTAAAACAAGCGCGGCTTATGGTTGCTGGGCAAGTAGCTAATGGGCTTGGTGCAATAGGGCAACTTATCACAACTGCGCAAGGTGAACAAACCGCTGCATCTAAAGCCTTTGCAATCGGTCAATTAGCCATCAACACGGCTATGTCAATATCAGAAGCGATTGCAGGCGCAACTACTTCGGCAACAGCAACGGGACCGGGTGCATTTGTGGCTACTCCATTATTTATTGCTACATCTATTGCAACCGTTTTAGCTTCAGTAGCGCAGGCAACCGCTATACTTTCAAGCGCACCGGGTGGAGGGTCGGTATCTACTCCAACCGCATCGAGCGTTGGCGCAACATCCGCACCATCATTCTCTCCAGTCACAACCAACACAACGCAACTAGGCAACACGCAGCAAGCTGAACTAGCACCCGTTCAAGCCTATGTAGTTGAAACGCAAATCACAGGGTCACAAGCAAACATTAACCAAATAGAATCACAGTCCACTTTCGGAGGTGGGTAAAAACTAAGGCAATGGAAAACAAAATAATTGAAATGACTATTGACGAATTGGATGACGAAACAAGGGTGGAAAAAATATCCTTTGTGGACGATCCTGCAATCAAACGTGAATGGCTTGCATTTCAAAAACAAGGGCAAGCGTTCAAAATCCAAAGCGAAGAAAAGCGCATAGTGTCGGGCGCGCTAATGGTTGCCGACTTGCCAATTTTTAGACGGTCAAAAACAGGCGAAGAATACTACGTTGTTTTCAACGCTGAAACCATTAAGAAAATTGTGTTCAAATTCATGCGCGAGGGTAGGCTTTCAATGGTGAACGAGATGCACGAGAAAGACGTGGATGGCGTGTTCATGTTTGAGAGCATACTAATAGATGAAGAACGCGGCATAGGTACTCCAAGCGGTCACGATACGCTACCAAATGGCAGCTGGTTTGGATCGTTCAAAGTAGACAACGATGCGGTTTGGGCTAAAGTTAAGGATGGAACTTTTCGCGGTTTTAGTGTTGAAGGCATATTTGATGAAGCAATCGAACGCGATATTGATAGCCGTATTATTTCAGCATTGCGCGAAATTTTAGAAGCTAATTGAACACCAACACCATTAAATCTATTTAGACAAAATCGAACCTATGAATTTAGAACAGACAATCAAAGAAAAATTGGGCGACATTAAGAAATTATTGTTTGCAACGACCTTAAAATTTGAGGACGCAAAATTGATAGATGGCACGCTAGTACGTATTGAACCCGAAGTAGCTATAGGCGCATTGGTTCAAGTTATCGGAGCGGATGGCGAATTGCTACCAGCACCCGATGCATCTCACCAACTAGAGGACGGCAGCGTGGTTACAACTGAAGCTGGTCTAATTACTGAAATCATACCAGCACCTGAAGCTGAAATAGTTGTTGAAGAAATGGAGGTTGCTCCAAACGCTCCAACATTGTCAGCGCAAAAGCCTGCGTTCAACATGGATGAAATACAGGCAGCAGTTATGGCGAAGATTAACGCTTCTATTGGTGACCGTATCAACAACCTTAAATTTGAGAATGAAGCTATCAAAGCTGACAACGCTAATTTGAGAAAAGCGGTTAACGAAATGGCTGACCTTTTCGAAAAGTTTGCCACAACACCAACAGCAACACCAACCAAAGCCGTTAAAAATTACTTCAAAAAAGAAGATGCAAACGGTCTTGATCGGTGGCTAGAAACACGTAAGAAAAACTAAAAAAATAACATTTAAAAACTTAACAAAATGGCAAGTGCATTTAACGTAAACGGCTTAGTAGCTTACATTGAGGAGAATCGTTTCCCTTTGATGGCTGGTACTATCAACAAAGCCAAAATGATGAATTTGGTAGAAGTAATGCCCGGTGTAAAAGGGCCATCTAAACTACCTATCCTTACTCAATCGGTTTTCTTCCAAGCAGACGGATGTTCTTTTGATGCAACTGGTAATACTACCTTTACTCAAAGAACGCTTACTCCGGGCAAGGTAAAAATTAACGATGAATGGTGTCCTAAAGATTTGGAAACCCGTTTCTTCGTTACCAAAATGAGAGCTGGTTCGCATTCGGAAGAAGTACAACCTGCTGAAGTATGGGCTAAAATCATGGAGGTTTACTTGGCTAAGGTAGCTTTGGAAATCGACAAGAACATTTGGAAGGGTAGCCTTTCTGCTCCAACGTCAAACAACGGTTCTTATTGGGATGGCTTTATTACTACAATCGGGTCGGGTTACATCAATGCAAATCTAGGCGGCACTCCACTTGCAACTGCATTCACAGTAACAAACGCACAAGAGATGGCGTTCCGTTTGTACAACTCACTCGCTACTGCTGGCCTTACTTCTAAGACTGACCTAGTTGCTTTCGTAGGATATGACACTTACGCGGTTCTAGTACAAGCGTTGGTAGTAGGCGGTTCAACTTACGGTGTTCAAATCAACAGCGGAGTGAATGGTGCAACTGACAGCGATGCAAGCGAAGGTCTTAGCTTCCCTGGCATCAACTTGAAGTTTATCCCTGTAGACGGTTTGACTGGAGTGAAGA